GCACTGGACGAAAGCGCAGTAAATGGCGCAACGTTTATCGACCTTTCTGTAAGAACGCCCAAAGTACCAACGGGCGGCGTTATGATGATCACGGCAGAAGTTACCCCAGAACAATTGTTCGAACGCCAGAAAGACGTATTCTTTCATCTGTCGTCTGTCGATGAACTCCCGCAATATCTGCGCGATGAACTCGATCCCGAAAAAGTCGAGGTCGTCCCGAATAACTACGTCGACGTGGATCACACCACGCCAGCGGACACGTTCGGATATGCCCCATTGAATTTTCAATGGGATATGAAAGCGCCGAAAATCGGCGGGCGCTTCTATCGGCCTGCGGTCGATGAAGCTACCGACGAAGACCGCCAAAGAATTTGGGCGGTCGAAACGACAGACCCTGTACTGTCGGAAGACTTCTACCTGTGCACAACGATGCACACCAAACCCTTCGCGGATACTGTACTTGATCCGTTCGAAGTCGTCGCAACAGGCCAGCTTATTTATAGCGGCCTGACCGTATTCGGTCCCGTCCTGCACGAAGCATCTAACGATTACGAGTCAGTGCTGGCAGAGGCCGACAATACGCGTATCGATAAGACCGCGTAAAACCATAGACCAAGGCGGCTCTTGCCGCCCTGGTCGAACAACCTCCGAAAGGAATATCATGAACGACGTTGCTATATCATTCATCTGTTTGATCGGTATCCTGATCATAACGGGTGGATGCACCACAACCGCAAAATATCCGGAGACCGTCACAAAGACGCCGGTGCGGACGATAACCACCATCGAACCGGTTATCAATTAAAGCACACCTGCCCGCGCCTTGGACTAAACAAGAACCTTTCAGTTCTTCTTTTGTCCATCAGGCGCGGGCAGGAACTCCCACTACCTACTTGGAAAACCGGGTAGGATTTTCACAAGAAAAGGAATAAAACAATGCAACGCATAGACAACCTCTCAAAATGGACGCTCGTGCCCGTAGGCGATATGATGTGCTTGCCACATCGTAAAAAGCGCAACGTGAAACTTCACGTAAACGCGCCAGCGGAATGCCGCCTATATCTCGCCCTTCCCGGCAGCACGCCGATATTCTTGGCGCTCATAAAAGGCCGGGATACCATCGTGTTCACGCTTGAAGGAGAGGCGGAACTTTCATGTGATGCCGATCTCTGGCTGCACACGTCGGAGAACGAGACCATTCACGCAGCGAACGTCGGGAGCAAGTTCACGAAAATCATGGAACGCCAGCCGCGCAATCTCGAATTTGAGCGGATGCAATACCACATGATGCAAAATGTGAACCGCCGGCTCGATAAACAGGCTTCCGAATACGAAGCCAAATTGCAGGAACAACGCAATGAAACAGCCGCGATCAAAAAGGCTGCAAGCGAAAGCGGAGAGCCAGCAAAGAAACTGGCTGAGGAAAAAAAGCCAGCTGCCGATCCGGAACCTGAAGAAAACGGAGCGGGAGAAAAGAAGCCCGACGCAAAAGACGCTAAGAAAAGCGCCTAGCACCTATAGCGAAACGCTGCAAATGATGCGCAATCCTGAATATTGCGCATCCCGCGAGTATCGCAAAAAAGAACACTGCGCGCCCGTTGGGCGCGCAGAACCGCAACTGATAGAATTTGCTCGCAAATTCGTCATGCGGTGCAAGAAAATAGGCATACCCGTTTATGTGTCGATCTACACACAAAACACGGTGTGCATAGAACATTGCACGTTAAACTTTCTCGAACTCCCGCCAAAGGGGTTCGAAATCTTCGGCCATCTCGGAAAAGAGATGGCCGACCAAAACCAGATGCCCATCGTGTGGGGCGGGACAAACGCGCCCGACACGTGGAGCATCGACCAAGCATCGCCATGGCTTATGAAATAAGCCGTGGCGATGCGCCACACATATACTTGTACCAATGTGCATTTAGTGACACGCGCCCTTAAAGGGAAAAAAAGGGCGCACAATGAAAGGAAAACGTCATGTGCATAAGCCCCACAAACTTGCCGAACGGTCAGTTAGTCGCGTGTCGTAAATGCTGGCAATGCGAAGAACGCATAATCGACGATTGGGTAGGTCGATGCATTGCCGAAAAAAAATCATCGCGTAAAGCGCATAGCGTCACCCTGACGTATGGCCGCGATGAAAACGGCAGCCCAGATCACCTCCGGGCCGCCGTCCTGACATACTCTGATGTGCAAACATATATAAAGCTGTTAAGAAAACACGGATACCCGTGCCGATACTTCGCCGTAGGCGAATACGGTTCCAAAAAGCAGCGCACACACTGGCACCTGCTGATTTTCTGGCAAGAAAATCACCCACCGTTAGAAAAACTCGGTGCCAGAATAATCGAGGAGCATTGGCCGCACGGCAAAAGCTTCTACGAAAATGTTTACCCTGAAACTATCCGATACGTATGTAAATACATACTCAAAGATAAAGGGACATACCAATCACATCTAGCGATGTCCAAAAAGCCGCCGCTCGGCCACGATCATTTCATGAAGTTGGCCGCACGATATGTGAAGCAAGGCATAGCGCCTCAAAATTTAGCGTACTCCTTCGGAGACGTCATAAAACACGGGCGCAAAAAGAAATTCATGATGTCCGGCAAAACAGCGACAAATTTCCTACGGGAATTTGTTGCGCTTTGGAAAAAGCATCGCCCGGATCAGCATATCCCCGAAAGCGAACTAGTCGAAGATTACATAGACCGGGAAAGCGAAGCGTTCGATTGGGAACCGATCGGAAATCCCGGCCCCTACGATAGAGAGCGCCAGCGAAAAATGCGCGAAGCGGATTTTGAAGCGTACCAGAAAGGGAAAGAAAATGGCGAGCAACTATAAATCATACCGCAAGCGGAAGCGGCGGAAATATCAAACATCGGCAAACCGTAGGGCCGATAAACTGACGTCAGTCGCCTATTACAGAAGCGAGGATACGAGCCTTACTGAAACGCTCGCCATAATCCAGCGCAGTCGTGCCCGACGAGCATTCAATCAAAACGCGGAAGCATTCGAACCACCACCAACAAACCGCACCACAAAAACCGCAACCACTACAACCAGCTTGACGCCAGAAAACAAACGTCAATCAAAGTTATCTTTGCGCGAAAAAAATGTGTGTAAGGAAAGGCCGACACCCCGGAGGGGTAAAGGCCCCGGTGCCGGTCTATCAAGGGATTTCATCCCGTGGTGTGATCGAAAAAAATAAAGTGCACGCGCTAGCGTGCTCCTTCCACCCGTAAGGGTGTGCGCGCCGCACGCAGTGCGGCGCGCGAAATTTTCGCGCGCCGCACAATCATAAAACTACAGGTTATGGGAAGGGGGCCAAAACTCGATGGCAGTCACCTCCGGGTGAGCCTCCTTCAAATAAGCGATGAACCAATCTCTAGCAGTAATCCATCGCATCGAAGAGTTTTCCATACCGGCCAAAGCCGCGAGCGGGCAAAGAACGAAGTGATCCCGCTCCCGTATGTAAAAGTCTCCCCGTTCCTGATCAACGGTTATCTGTGATGGCCAGTCACTCATCCAAACACCATCATCAGTATCAAGAGTATGAAATACCATATCATTTCTTGGGCGAAGTCTTGGCGGAAGCTTCTACCGTAGCGTCCGGGTTATCCTTAACCTCCTGCGGCAACAGGTCTTCGAACAACTCGATAACGTCCTTAGTGCTCTGCTTTTTCATAGCAGCATCACCCTTAGCGATAGCGACCAGATGCAACCTCAAAATATTACGAACGTCCATGTGTCAAACTCCTTTGCTTGTGTTGACCCTCATTTTGTAGCATGGCTACAAAAGGTACACAAGAAAATACGTACCCGAATAAGACGAAAAAGCCTGCGACAAACCGACTCTTTGTTCCGGAGCCACTACTAAAAAAATCAATGCCGCGACTAGCGGCATTACCATTATGCCGGAAGCAAAGCGTGAGGCATCAAGCCCGATCTTTCGGGCGTACCGCGATCGGGATCGTCACCCGAATGGGACGAGACGCCGATCCGCCCTGGTCGACTTAGACCAAGGCTGATCGGCGGCTCGGTCCCGGCCTGAAAGGCCGGGATAGAGCCTCTCCCGGCTCTTGCCGGGATCGCCCAAATCAGATATAAAAAATCTGTCCAACAACTGAAAGGAAAAATACCCACATGGAATTTTTAACCGCCGCCATGCAAGCGGCTCCTTCCATCATCAGCGGTATATCATCGCTGTTTGGTGGTGGTGGTTCGGAAAGTACCACCATCAACTATAAAGCACTGCGCAAAGCAGCGGAGAAAGGCGGATTTAATCCGCTAACCGCACTGCGCGCGGGCGGATCGGCAGGGTTTATGCAAACGCATACCCCTGCACTGGCATCAGTCGCCACAATAGGGCGCGCAGTTGCCAACGGCTTTCAAGCCGCAATAGATTACGATCCGAACGCCGAAAAGACGGCAGAAATGGAACGTCAACTCTTAAAAGCGCAGCTTGAAAATATTCAAGAGCGCACAAGAAAGAGCCAATCTTTCAACGTTCCCACTACATCGTCACCCGGCCCCGGTAGGGGCGTTCCGGGTGCGATACCTCCCGCCGGCATAGACGTGCGGGGAAAAGACGGCCAAATTCTGGACGTCTCAAATCCAGAAGCGCCCATGGAAGCGGAGAGCGACCTGTGGCGGTGGTTCCGTGAAGGCCGCATCGGTCCAGAAGTCCGCAAAGCAGCGGAAGCTAACGATTGGTCAGTCCAATCCGTTTGGGACGCGATGAACAAATCAGCGGACGACAATCAAATCTGGATGCAAAATATGTGGAATCAGATTTTGCCCGGCTCAACCACGAAAGGGGGCTTCTAAATCGGATGCAAGAACTGCGCGAAAGCGCAAAAAATCATACGCAACATTAAAACGAAAGTGAAGAAAAAATGGAACCTGTCAACAAAATGTACCAGCGTCGTTCAACGACGCCGATCAACGCGCCGCTCACGCGGCGGGGGCATCAAATCCGCACACTGACGAGTATGCCTGCTGGCAAAGTCGTCCCCATTGTGTGCTCTCCGGTTCTGCGCGAGGACGCATTGCAGCGCGGTCAGGTCCGTCTCTCGTTCGAGATGCACGAGACCGCCGAATTGCTGCTCAACGCAGTAAACGTCAATGTGCAGGCATGGCTCGTCCCATGGCTGGCCTTTGATCGCTTCGCCTCAATGGATGAGTTCAACAAATCCTATGAGGGTCTCCCGTACAGAGACGGGGACGCCGTAATCGACTTCTTCGAAACGGACGTAATGCCCGCAATCGGCGTTCACGAGATATACGAATATCTCGGCCTGCACGCCAAAACCGGCGACGATATCAATACGGCGTATCAAGAGGCTTACAACCTCATTCAAAACCATCGCCGGATAAACCGCTCGCCGGATATCACGCTACGGAATCTGACGGATACCGATCTCGCACGCGCCTTTTGGGCGCATGACGCTATGCGGCATATCGTGCCAGATTTCGACCAAGCCAAAATGGATGGCGAAGTTGCGTTGAACGTCGTCAATGCGCAGCTGCCCGTATCGGGCTTTGCGTATGACGAGGCGTCCAGCGTAAGCGCGGGTCCAAGTGCAAACGCCCGCGAATCTGACGGCAGTCAGGTAAACTACACGGACTATCGTGGAACGCAGAACTCGGGCCTAATCGCACACGTGGATGACTCGGGTGCAAATCCGATCCCGCAAATCTTTGCGGAACTGGCATCCGACGGCATCACGGTATCGCTCGCAAACATCGAACTTGCGAAGAAAACGCAAGCATTCGCGAAACTACGCGAAAAATTCACGGGCCACTCTGATGACTTCCTGATTGATCTACTCATGGATGGAATTTCCGTCCCTGAGCAATCATGGCGTCAACCAATGCTGCTCGCTGAAAAAAATACCATCTTCGGTATGAACAAGCGATACGCAACATCGTCCGGTGCACTGGACGAAAGCGCAGTAAATGGCGCAACGTTTATCGACCTTTCTGTAAGAACGCCCAAAGTACCAACGGGCGGCGTTATGATGATCACGGCAGAA